TCGATGGTTGGTTTACCCGATACAATATATTCGATGCAGTTGCCAAACCACAGCAACACGGCGGTTTTAATGTGCTCGGGCAAATGGTTTACCCTGCCGGCTCGCCGGGCTAACCTTTCGGGACCTGTTTTTTCGGTAAACGACTGCCGCTCTTCCATACTGTTCCAGGATAAAAGTTTACGTATGCCATAACAAAATTTACGCGGGCGGTATAGTATGGCAATAAGCGTAACAAGCGTTTCCGTATCCTTATTTTTCAGGTAATCGGTATAGCGGGTAAAGGCTTCCTTGTATTCGTAAATGGTGCAGTTAGTCAGCGCGTCGGCAGGTCCCACCAGGTTGCCTATGGTTGGCATCATTTGCTTAATCCAGTTGAGGGAAAGCTTTTTTACCAGCTTGCCATCCTCTTCCGTGTGTTCGTAAAAACTATCAATGGTTTCGACCAGCCGGTTCATGTTATCGTGAACCAGTTCGCGTTCGGCGGCAGGCATCATGTAATACGTTACGGTTTTTCTAATGTTCAGCAGTTTCAGCGTAAGCATAAACCTGAAGTGCTCAATGGTTATTTCGCCTTTTTGCTGCATAAGCAAAAGTTTCATCATGTAAATAAATTCATCATGCGAAAGCTCCTCTATACACGAAGCGTACTGTACGGTTTTATACCCGGTGATATCGATAGTATGCATAGGGTTACGACATAAAGAAAGATTGCGTGGTATCGGTTGTTTCTTCCACAACCGGGGCTACCGGCAGCAACGCTATAATATAATTCTGCAGAGGGATCAGTTCGCGGCGCCCGTCGCGCTCAAGCAATGACGATACCGCAATGCGATCGGATGATAAGGCCGGCTTCGACTGCTTTACGTCCATGGCCATAAAACTTTGCACTACTGCGTCGGGAAGCAGTTCCACAGGGAGGCGTTTCAAAGCTACCGACATCGTTAGCAACACAACCGGAACTTTTGAAAGTTCATAAATTTCTTTGCTTTCGGTATTGTCGGCCACGTTCGGGTCGTTACTGTCGCCTGTTAAATCAAGCTCTTCGTCTTTAATCAGTTCACGTATTAAATCGTACCGGGTTGAGCCGATCACCGGGCGTATATATCGCAATTCCACCTCCCTGATAAACGGGACCAAGGCCAGGTAAAGCCGCCTGGATGCATTAATCGGGAATATGTAATCAAACTCCCGGGCCGAATTAATAAACAGGTCCTTCAGTGCCGAATACGTGGCCGACGACCGCCAGGTATCTTCGATCGTATTGGCTGTAGCTTCACCGGTAAGAGCTTCCTGGGTTGGCACGTACGGAATAGGCACCTGTTCGTCGAGCCATTCGAGCAACAGATCGGTAGCTTCGTGGGCCAGGTCGAGCAGGCTGGCATTATCGCGGGTAAGCATCCACTCAAATGCAGGTTTCTGTTGATCGGTTACCGTAATTAGCCGGCCCGCTTCCGAATGCGATAAATCGTTAAGCGGGGCAAACCTACGGTATGCATTCAGTATAACTGGCAATTGTATAAGCCTTACCAGTTCGTCGAGCAATACCAGTTGCGGATCGGGCGTAGTTTCCGGAACGGGAGTTACCTGGTAATCGTCCGATTGGTAATGATTTTCAGCCAGTTTAAAAACTTCGGGGCCGATAACCCGTTTTATATCGCGTTCGGCAATGGTTACATAGGTTAACAGGTTTTCGAAATTATTCGATTTGTAAATAAACCCGAGCAACTCTTTTGTTTCGACAGCGCCGTTGGTTGATTTGTTAAAGATCATGGTTTATTGTTTTTTATGCGATCGGCCGGAGCGGTTTGCGCTTCAGTTATAACTGCATCGTGATAAAATCCGAGTTTCAGTCCCTTACCCGGGAAATTGGCGGCTATGGCATTATTGATATCGCGGCATACGATGGATTCGGGAATATCCACACCCGTAAGCAGGTAAAGTTTAAACGCATACAGCTGTTCCGATCCGCTTGGTAGGTTGCCATCGAAACTGATATTGCTCAGCGCCGGGTGCAACCCGATACCGGCGGTAGTTTCGAGGCTGGCCTGTTTGGCTATGTTTACCTGGGCATCAATAAAATCTTTCACTTTCTGATCCAGCACATCAACGGTCCAGCCTACATATTTACCCGATGTTTCGTCGAACAGTTCCTCTGTAGTCAGGAATTTCCCAACGTTGTCGACACCGCGCAATACATCGGCAAACTCCTGCATTTTTTTCTTCTTGAAATCAGTAAGCAGCTTATCGGCATAAGCAACGCCGTCGCGGTTGCATTTATCTTTCAGTTCCTGCTCGGCATTATCCCAGTAAATGCCTGGCACTTTAATGTGATATTTAATGGCAGCCGAATTTTTATTAAAATTGCTCAGCAGTTTGGCAATGCTGGTAGCCAGCCTTATCCATCCGAGCGAACCGTAATAACTGGGGCGGCTGTAATCGTTACTCAGCGCAAACGAATACAGGTTGCTGTAGCGCATAGTTACCGGCCAGGCAAAAGGATCCTGTTCCGAATACACCGGGTAGGCACGCAGGCCATACTTCCAGGGCTGCGCGTAATCGCCTACAATAATATTATTAATCAGGTGATACTGGTCGGGCCATTCGAGGCGGGCAAACATACTGCTTACATGCTCAAGTTTAGTAATAAATCCAGGCTCGCCGATACGGAAGCCGCGATTGCGGAAATACTTAGTATAATGGCCGTTCATATGGCGGAATTCGATGGTTGCCTTTTGCAGGTAATCCTCAAAATTCCACGACCGGAGCCAGCCTTCCACTTCCGGATCCGAATCAAAATATTTTTTCCGTTCCCCGTTTTCGAATTTTAATTTATACAGAGCCGGACCCTGACCCCAAAGCAACGAGGCTTGCTTATCGAGTATGCCAGGCGTGAGGTTATTTTCGTCCAGTAATATACGTAAATCGGTAGGCAATTGATTTTGTTCGCCATGCGGAACAATATCAAAGTTCCCGATTTTCATCGGCAACAATGCCCGTATGTTGGTATAAAATGGCAATACACCTGGCTGTGCAAAAGTTTGTGATCCTGATACTTCAAAAGTATATACTTCGCTTCCGGCAGTAATTATACCGGAATTTCCATGATCATGAACCTGGATGTCGTTTTTTTTATATCCGATGGGTTGATTGTTCATTGTAATATAATTTTAGTTCCGTTGAAGTACATAAGTAAAGGCTGCCAGCACACGCGCGGTTCCTGGTAGTAGTCGTCCCAATAAAATAACTTGTAATCGGAGTTCCGGATATCGTCTTCTTTGGCAGCCGGGCGGAGTTTGGCTCGCTTCACGCTGGTTAATCCCTGGGTGCGTCCTGTATTTCGGTTGTAAGTGGCGAACGTAAACGAAAAGAAACCGCTTTCAGCGGTAATTTTACGCATCATGGCGATTGCCTCGTATAGGGTTATGGTTGTTCGTTCGTCCATGATGCGAAAGTATGATTGTGATAAGGGTAACGAAAGGACAAAAAAATCCCCGCTAACCAGGCGGGGATTCAAACCAAAAACCAAGATATGAAAAGTTTAGGCGATGTCGTACCAGCTAATAGGAAAGACTTCTGTCCGGTTCGTTCTGTCAATAATCAGTAGTTTGTCTGATCTGCAATTAAGAGCGTTACCTGCTAAGAGAGGATAATCGCTAAATCGAATTATTTTATTAGAGCTCAGCCACAGTATACTATTAAATACGGGAGGATGCCATATATCGGCGCTATAACCTGTAAGCTCCGCCGATTCGATTGGCATTCCGAGTTCGGGAATAGTGCCTGCAAAAGGTAGTTCATAAAAAACTACTGCTTCAAGGATATAGGCCGGTTGAACCGGATCTATAGTTTGCGAAACAGTGGCTGAAACCGGATCGCAATCCTTAAGCACAGGCCCCGAGGCATAGCACGCCATTCCAATCAGGAGCATGCAAAGTACCAGGAACGTTTTCATAAATAAAATGAATTAGTTAGTAATGATTTAGGAAGCGAAACTAACCGGATTTCACCAGGTGTAAAAGGACAAAAAATATTACAGTATTCTTTCTGATTTTTTAATGTCACATTCCGCCTAAACACTGCTAAAATTGTTAAGCATTAGTTTGTTTCAGCCTGTAATTATATCATTAATCGAAAAAACCTACACAGAAACAAACAGAAAAAGCACAGAAACTGAGCAAAATCGTACAGTTTTAAAAATTTTTGTACGTCAAAACTTTGATTTGCAAACAACAAACCCACCCGCCAGCAGAAAAAATATCAATAAAAGACAACTCTTACCGACCCGCTCAGACCCGCATACGCAATTGCCGGCGTGCCCAAAACCGGATATATGACAAAGCCCTGGTCCGGGATCGGATCAGGGCTTTGTAAATGGTTTAGTTATAACTTAACTGGTTATGCCTGCTGTACTATGCTTCTTTTGCTTTGCCATCTTCATGTATTGCTTACGGCAGATGAAGTACTTGAAGGCATCACTCATGTTGGTACTCTCCATAGGCAGGCGCTTGATGCTTAGCTTCTCACTCTTCTTAACCTTAATGATATTGCCTTTCGTATCCTTTGCCAAAGGAGCAAGATTGAGACTACTATATAGTTCTTTGCATTCGAACTTATCAATGAGTAGGCGTGGTAAGCGTGGATTCTTTTCGCCCATCATTTGGTTAACCAGGTCGTACTCTTCGCCCATGGATATATTACCCTGTCCTACACTCATAAGGTTAACACGCCATCCTGTTGGCTTGCCTTGCTTATCGTACTCAATGGCATGTTTAACCTGGCTTGCAAAGTCCTGTTTGGCTGTACGATAGTTGTTTGCTGCTCTATCGTAATAAAGGTTCAATACCTTGCACTTATGTGGAGCAAAGAATGTGCAATATAATGAACCAAGTTCAGGGATCCAATCAGGCGATAGTGTGAATAGACTCTTAAGGCATCGTGTGGTATGGCCTTGTTCCTGGCCTATAACCATACTCATCATATTGCCTGCGTCGAAGCCAGCGTCTAAGGGTTGATCATGCTCTATATATTTGAGTCCTTCACTTGTCTGGGTAATATTATCGCGCAAGCCAAATCGATCATAATAGTCGTAATTATATCCATCTTCATAAAAATGTTTATCGGCTAATTGAGCATAGAAACGGGCTCCTACCTCAAGGCTTGCCTTCATGCTCAGGATGGCTGTTTTAAATTCCTCGTATTTGAGGGTGTTTATGTTTGTGATCAAATAATCAAAAGTTAGAATATCGATGTTCACCAGGGAACTAACGATCATAAAAAGCGTGGAATTCTTCCTCACTTTGTGCAAACGTGCCTTTTCGCGATCGAGGCGAATGGTAATGTTTTTAATTTCCTTTTCGCTGGATCCGGATTGCTGAGCCTGGTAAAGTTCATACTCAATTTCGTTTACATGCAAAGCTTTGTAAAATATGGCCAGTATCTGAGTAACATCCATATTGTTTTTCATGCGAAGGATCCAGTCGTGTTCGCCATCGGCAGGATTAGGCATATCGGTTGCAAATGTCTGGCCCATAAAGTAGGGAGAATCTTTATATAGCAAATAATCACCTCTTAAAGTTGGAACGCTTTTCTTCAGTTTTGTTTCGTTCGCAAACTTAGCTTCATCACCGAAATTGTGAACGGTTGATATTCCGGCGTTGGAACTGGGCCTATCGAGCGATTTAATCATAAACAGGCAACCGTTAAAAGTGCTAATTGTATGCCTAAATTCGTTTGCCCTGGTATATGGACGTTCGTAATCAATTGGCGGTTCCTTATCGCAAACAAAATGACCGGGACGACGAATTCCACCAATATTAAGATCCTCGAAGAATCCCTGGCGTTCCCAGCCTGTTATGAGGTTAGGAATTATGTTGGTAATCGCGTTTACATATGTATCGGCCAGAAAAGCGAAAGTTCCCCTGGGTAAGCTGTAAATGATATCGATGGATCGTTTGGCAATAATATCCTGAGTTTTGGCGGTTCCGCGACCACCAACCACATACAGGTTCTTTGGCTTAATGATATCAATTATCATCGATAGCCAATTGCTGTATCGGTATTCGACTTCCTCCACTGTGGGTTTATTCGACATCGGCAAACGGTATATCAACTATTTCGGCATCCAATACGTTTCCTTCGCTTTTGCTGGTCATTCCATCGCGATGCATCCTGATGCGGTCCTCGTTCGGAATATCTTCGAGGCTGTCAATCCATTGTGCAAGCTTCGGGCGGCTGGCTTCGGGTAAACCGATATCTTTAGGGCGGATGGTGTAGAAGATAGGACGGCGTTCGAGCAACTGTTTAGGTATACTTTGATTTACTATTTCGCCCATGCGGAGCTTTGCAGCATCCATTGTACATTTCTGTGCTGTAGTCCAGTCGTTATCTGCTATTGCCAGTAATGCTATTTTATCAAGCTTATCTGCGTAAACCTGTGCCCAGGCTTCGCGTTTTATTTCGTTACTAGAATAAAAAAAGTTTATTGCCTCATTAAATAGCTTTTGAGCCCGGTATTCGTTTAGCGACCAGGGAGGCAACAATAAAGTCTTTATAATAAATTTCTTCTGTTTGTATTTATCATACATGCTGCGGACCAGTTCGAGCGCCTGCAGATAATTGACAAGATCGACCGGCAAGTCTTTTGATTTACCGGTTTCAATCCATGCCTGGAGTTGTTCATATGATGTATCGTCAAAGTCCAAAGAGCTCGTGCTTTAAATTATTAATTCTTGTTTTTTCCTGCTCTTTCAGGTAAATTTGAACGGCAGTTGAATTTTTATCCATAGCCTCTTTCATATTCGCAATAAGAACATCCGCATTTGCAATTAACTTTCCACGATCGTAATGATAAGTAAATTCCGATTCTTTATCCTCGTATTCAGTGAGCAGAAATTGAACTGAAATATCAAAATAAACGGCAACTTGCCGGATGGAATAATTAATTCCGGCAAGTTGCTCAATAGTTTCAAATTGTTCAGGTGTGAAATCCATATCAGGAGCTCAGCCCTAAAATCCCGTTCACAACAGTAAGTTCAACTTCAAATTTTGCAACACTGGCTTTGCGATCCGAAGTATTTTTATGTTCAGGCTGTTCAGCAATCTTTTGCTTTGTACGGGCAATGTTATTCATCAGGTTTTTCTGCAGTTTCACCTGATCGGCTGTGGTCATGTTCCGGATCTCAAGCATGCGATCGGTAGTGCTGAAAATTACATGCTTGCCAAGGATTTTACCGTTTTCCTTGTAATAATTAAGTTCATCCCATATTTCGCGGTTCTCCAGGTAATTTTCAACAACTGTAGAGGCTACTTCCTGTAATTCGTCACCCGTAGTAACCTCGAACAGGCGTTTGTGCCCATCCACATAATTGGCATATGCTGTAAGCATATCGTGTACCAATATTTTAAATTTGTCAGGGCACTTGGGATCGGCCAGAAACGGGAAATCATCGCGCAACCGTATCGTTTTGCGGATTTGTTCCGGTATTTCGCGGATAAATACTTCTTTTTCTTCAGGAGATACCGGAGTTTCCATAATTTCCTGTTTAGCAGCTAACGAAACCGGCTGTAGCAGCATGATTCTGAATTCATCAGGCGAAATGCCGCCCTCAATGCGAAGTTGCTCAAGTAATACCCCGAGGTTGTGTTCGGAATATCCCTGGTTGTTCAATGTCCTTTTCAGGGATAAGGATTTGCCATGCTCTAAATAGAGTTTCAGTCCTCCCGCAAACGACCGGTCCTTGTTCAGATAGTTTAAGATTTTTGCTTTCATGATAAATATTTTCACAAAGGTGCAATTGCATGCCTGCTTATAAAAGGACAACCCATAAAACACGAAATCCCGATAAATCGGGATCCGTGCGGCAAGGAAGGCAGGCAGGAGACTAGGTGCGGGAGAGTTCGAGATACTTGTACGTTGAAGCGCCATCTTTGAAGGCTTTCACGGTAAGAGTGGCACCTGCTATGGCTGTCCATGCGGTTCCGTTTTTCAACAGGAAGCTTCCGCCGGTAATGGTCGAAGGATGCGCTCCTCCGGATCCAAGCAGTTTGTAAACGAGTCCGTCGCTGGCATTGGCAAGCGCGGTAATGGTAGCAGCTGCTGAAGTTCCGGTGGTAAGCTGATATTCACCCTGTCCGTTGGTAACATCAACGGTAGTTGCATCGGCAGCCTCGGTATCGGTAACAGTATCAAAAGACAGCGTTCCCTGGTAATCACATTCAATCGGTCCCTTTTGGGTCGATGCAAATGTAAAAACAGTATGATCAGTATCTTTGGTGTCCTGTTTTTCCGAAACCATCTGCAGCGGAGCGCATGGAGTGCCGTACAACATTTTTTTTGTGTCGGAGCAACGCTGGATGATAATTCCAACATTACGGTTCAGCCAATTTGCATCGAATTCGAGAATAGCGGCTTCGCTACCCGGATGCTCGAATTTTACATTTTGGATATATCCCTTTTTATCAGGATCGCCTTCACCTTTGTGCCCGCACTCAATAGTATTTTGAGTTGCATACAATTTGATCATGTAGGCACCGGGCTTAAAGGTAATATTATCAACCGAAACATGGCCATTCTCATCCCTTGCAGGATAAGTAAGGTAATCGTCCATATCAAATATAACGATTTCGGCCTTTTTGTTTCCGCCAACACCGAGGTTCATTCCCGGTTTGTTGACATTTACTTTTACATATGACATCTTAAAAATGTATTTGAGATTACAAAAGCGCAGGTACCGGATTGCTCCGGTACCGTTGCTCAGTTTGGCTATGCGCGGTTGATCTCGTAGAATTTGCCGTCGGTGGCCGATTTACGAATGCTGATCCAGTGACCGGTTGAAAGTGTCATCGCTGCAGTAAGAACGAAGTTCCCGCTGTTGGCAATAGTGGAAGCATTTGTTGAACCGGCACCATAAACGGTATATAAAACGT